TCCACTTTAGTATTCTTTTTTCTACATTAACTACTTCTCCAGGACATATTTTACCACCTGATTTGAAATTCTTTTCCATTCATTCCTTTAATTAATTCATTAGCTTTACTAAAATGTTTACATCCTAAAAATCTTTCATCTGTGCTTGTATTTAATGGACTTGGATATCCAGCAATTAATACATGATTTGTATTCTCATTAATAAAATTTCTATATCCTTGAGCTTTTTCTCCCCATAGCATATAGACAATTCCACTATTTCTTTGACTTAATAAACTTAATACATAGTTTGTAAATGGTGCCCATAGTTTTAAATGTGCTCCTATCACTCCAACTTCTGTAGTTAAGGCTGTATTCATTAATAATACACCTTGTTTAGCCCATTGTATCAATGATCCTTCATCTTCATGTAAAAATGTATCTAAATTAAATCCTCTATAACAATCATCTTCTACTTCCTTTACAATATTCCTTAAACTTGGTGGAACATAATTTCTTACTCCTGTTCCAAATGATAATCCACATGCTACAGCTTGACCATTATGTAATGTATGATAAGGATCCATACCAAGTATCACCACTTTAACATCATCATATGGACAATATCTAAAAGCATTTAAGAACTCTGTATCTAAAGGAACTACAGATTTACCACTTCTTTTTATTTTCCTAAGTTCTTCAACAATATGGTCAAATTCCTTAGATTCAAAGAATGGCTTCAACTGTTCATACCATTTTTCTTCTATTAATGGTTTTAATATTTCACTTTTCATTTATCATATATATTAATATTTTTTCACTCATTCTTTTTCCATGATTCTTATAAAAATCACTTATGTCTTTTTCTTCATATTCTATTAGAATGTGAATAGCTTTACAATCATAAAGAGTTGACATTCTTTCTCCACATATTAATCCTGCTTTATCATTATCATAAAAGAATATTACTTTCTTAAATCTTCCTTTTAAATGTCTAATAAAATCAGGGTTAATATAATGTCCTTCTCCATGTGTAGCAACGGCACTATATCCTAGTTCATATAAACACATTACATCTTTCATACTTTTTGTGATAATAACTAACTCTCCTTTTGCAGGTAATTGATCATATCCTTGTATATCCCATTCATTATTAGCATTACTAAACCACTTATTTGGAAACACTTCATTAGGTATGTAAATCTTCTTATTCTTTGTTCTAGGGAAGTAATATGCATATATAGGATATTTCTCTGTATAAACTCGTCTAATTGAATTCTCCACCCAATATTTACTTACACTATGAACATTATAGAATTTTAATGTTTTATCATTAATTCCATATTGTCCCCAATACATTAAATCTTGTTTTGTAAATTCTTGTGATAAGAATTTTATATCTTTTTTTTCTCTTTTTTCATTTAATTCTTTTTCCACCTGCCTTACTAAAGATAAATCTTGTGATTTACCTCCTAAATACAGATTAAAATCATTATTTATCTTATTACAGGCTTCCCAAAAATCACATTTATATAATTTCATTATAAACTTAAAACAATCTCCTCCATCTCCTCCATTACCATGATCCTTATACATTAATTTATGTATAAATCTATTGTAATAAACACCAAATGAAGGATGATTGTCCCCAGTTCTTAAAGGGGAAGAAAATACTTCCCCAATCTCAAAATTCTTATTTATATATTTTCTAAAAATATCTTCTTCAGAAATTAATAATAAAATGTTTTCTTTTGAAAGAGGAAGTATTTGTAATCCCTTTGTTGTAATCATTACATGAATTTTTTGTATTCCTTTAGTATTTGACTTTTAATTTCTTTAAAGTCATAAGGTCTCTCATCTATAAAATTAATAATAGCATCACCTCTTCCATGAGTATTGAAAACTTTGAATTGATATGTTTTATCAATCTCCGCTTCATCCACAAATTTCGTAGTTGTTACATAACCATCTATAGTGCCACTCTTAAATACTTCAGGAACAAATTTAATCTCTATTTTAGAATATGTTTCCATTACTTTGTGTAGATGTAGTTTCCATAGATGGAGTATCTTTAATAGGACGTAAATCATTTCTATTAGTAGAATCTACATCTTTCATTACTTTATCCAATCCTTTTTCATCTACTTCACTATTAGAAGCAAATGCTTTATATCTACTCCAATGTAGACGTGTTCCAGTTTTACCTGAACCATCATTTTTCATATATTGTTCACCCACAATACGTCCCCAGAAATATTCACCAGAGATCAGAGGAGCTACTTTTTCAATATATTGTTCTACAGTATCAGCAGTAATTGCATCTACCTTCTCACGAACTCCAAGTTTATCTGCCAATAGAGCTAATTGCCCTACAAATTCAGTTACTTGTTCAGGAGTTTTCATGTAAATTGTATTTACAGTTCCAACTTGTCCTGCTGCACCATCAGCACCTTCCCATCCTTGTTGAGTAATAGGTGGGGTCTCCACTTTAAAACTCACTTGAGTTGAAGTTCCAGCTGCTGATTTACGTGATGTAATTTCATTAATCTTTAAATTATATCTACCGATATAAAGATATTTCCCTGTACCACTACTTTGTTTTACACCTTCTGTTGTAATCATTTTTGTTTTTTATTTTTAATTTTTTTAATTATCTTCTAGGATCTGGTATATTAATAGATGCTTGATTCATATCTATAAATCCATATCCTACTGATGTATTTGCTTGTTGAATTGTTGGATTAGTAATTTGATATGATCTTTGCACATTAGGAATTTCTAAATCAAAATCTTCATTAAAAGGATTATCTCTTAATTGTTTTTGTTTTCCTTTACTACCTTTACTTATCACTTGTTCATTATACAAATTATAGAATAAATATCCTGAATAAGATTCATCATCTGTATAAGCTTCTAATCTTACATTAATAATAGATCCATATTCATTATTTAATTCTCTCCAATCAGCAGAAGATTTAAGTCTTCCATTTCCAGCCATTTGCCATCCTTCAGTTTCATCTTTAGCTTTAAACACCATTATTCTTTTAGTGTCAGTATCTAAAGAAAAACCTACAAATTCATCTTGATTTACTAACAATAAACTCCTAAGAGTTGTTGATAAGTAAATACTTTTGCTATCAGGTAATAATTCAATTATAGGTTGATCACCATATTTATCTGGTCTTTCAACTCTATGACCTTTAAACAGAATATTTTTAAGATTATATTTTTCATCTCTTAAATTTAGATCCATTAAAGATAATTGAATAACTCCTGATTTACTATTTTCTTGTGTATGTGTGCATATAAATGCTTCATTTTCAGCATTAAATGTTTTAATATACACTAGTGTTCCAGGCTTAATTCCATGTCCAGAATCAAACCTTACTGTAGCATATCTACCGCATAATTTCTTATAATATACTTCTTGTTTTTCATTCATTTTTATTCATTATATTTGTCAATTAACTCACTTACTAGTCCTAAATCATTAGAAATAGTTAAATCCTTAAACATTCCAACTGGAGATTTTGCTGGATACTTTCCATCAAAATTTGTTACAAATTGATATTGCATTTTATTATCATTACCTTTAGATAAATTAGTATAGAGAACTACGCTAAATAATCCTTCTAATGATAAATATGCATCAACCATATTTCCAACTGTTTTCATCTTATATGATCCATCTTTAGTTTCCTCAGGATGCCACATAAAATAAACCTTTAAATCTCGTCTAGTATTCTTTGCAGCATCCATTACCTTAGTAATATTTACTCCAATGTCAACAAACTTGTTGAAACCAGACTCTTTTGCTCTACGCATAAACTCAAAAGCAAGAATAAATTGCCCATCTTCTACTACAATATTTTTAATATCTGGTCGAGATGTTGAAACTAATTTAATAATTTCTGCAATAATACTAGCATCTGATGTTTCTGCATAATTTCCTCCTTCACTAATTTTACCATCATAGAGTTTTTTCCATCCTCTAAATGGTAAATCTTTTCCAGCAACATTTATAATCACTGTTTCTTTGGAATTTAATCCCTTTATACCTATTTCAGGTATGTTACCTATGGAAGTAGATTTACCACTTCCTGAAGGTCCTACAATGCCTATTGAAGCCATGTATTTTCTTTCATTTATTTAAATTTCAATTTTTCTAGTAGTATTATTTAAAATTTAATCATTAAATATACGTATTATATAAATTAGGATTCTTTTTAAATTCTTCAGCTGGAGGCAGCTCTTCAAAGTAATTTGTAGCACCATTAAAATATAGACCTATATAAGCTCCATTTAGACCATAATTACGATCTTTAAGGAATATTAAGCTTCTATATTTATCCTTTAATTTTTCTATATCATATCCCCTATGAATAGATAATTTATATCTGGCTGGTGCAAATAATCCTAATATTAAATCTGCTTCTCTTTGAATCTCTTTATTATTTGCTAATCCTGTTAAACTAGGTTCCACTTTTTGTTCAAGAGTCTCCCCTTTAAAGAACTCTAATCTTTCACTTTCAGCTGCTTGTTGTTGAATATTTACAACTGTGCAATTAAATCTCTTACAGAATCCTTTAAGACAGTATTCCTGTGAAAAGAATCCTAAACTTTCTCTTTGACTTAAACCCTTTTCAGCAGTTAATAAGCCAACATGGTCTGTTATAACAAATACGTGAGTATCCTCACTAGAATTATATCCTGTTATATGACCTAAATCATTTTTAATATATGTTCCATTTTCAGGCAACTCGAAGTAATCCCTTACCTCTTTATATATACCAAAAGGATTATGAATATGATCTCTCACTACTACAAATTCTGATAACTCATTAATGAATGACTTACATTCTTGTATTTTGTCAAGATGATCTTCAGAGAGAGTAAATTTTCCTAAGCTCTTTAGTTGGGCAGTTGATAATTCAATATTATATTTCTCATAGAGCATTGCTGAAACAAAAGACATCCAAAATTCATCTATTGTTTCTTCTAAAGCAAAGTAGAATATCTTTACTTTAATACTTGGATTTAATTTAATAAAATTATATATAGAAGCTATTGTAAAGAATTTAGTGAATTTAGTTTTACCTATACCACTAGATGCTGTTATTATCCAATATTTCCCTTTTTCAAATCCTGGAAATCTTTCAGCTAATCTAGGAAATGGTGGACTTATTGAATTCACCTTACCTTGTTCTTTAGCTTCTTTATTTTCTAAGATCTTTTTATATATTTTATCAAACATCCTCACTAAAAGCATCTTTCTTTTCAATCACATCATCATTCATCAGTTGAATATAAATATTATATTCCTTCTGATGTAACCATGTTGGAGCTGCTTTCATAAATTTGAAATCACTAAAACTTGACTTATTGTTATTTTGTGAGTTATTCTCTCTCATTTTAATTTCATAAATCAAAGATTTAATTATATCTTCATGCTTAGCTTCTTCTAATGCTTTTTTGTAATATTTCTTACAATGTTCTTTATCATTACGTAAAATTCTTGTTCTGGGATAGCCTAAATACTTATCAGATGTAGGAAACGTATTCCAGAATTCATTAAATTGCGTATCAAATGTTGTTAGTGTCTCATCACTTAATTCAGTGGATTTAATATCTTCATAAAAGGTGTTAGTGGAAGCTATTACTTCTTCACCTTTTTCTGTAATAAATAAATTATGAATTAAATCCGTTCCTAACTCATCATCATACAAATTCAAGAACCCTCGTCTTATTAGATTCTGAAGAATTTCCTTCCTGTTTTTTATTTGGAAGAGGTATTCCTCTATCGGAGTATACTCTTTGTAGAATAAACTCTCTAATATTGCGAACTGTTCTAAACTTATTTGATGCTTCTTTAAAATCCCTTCGTTGATTATCTTGAATATCAATAAATAGTTTGAAATTATTTTCAATATATTGCTTAGTAATAAAATCTCTCTCCATTAGGGTGTAATCATCCATATTAATATCCAGACCATCTTAAATGATCAGCTCTTGTTATACCATTCATAATCTCATAATTTCTTATAGATTTTCTTAAATTAAATATTTCAATTTCTTTAGATATTTTTAATCCTCCTCCATGTGCAGCTGCTATATTCATACTATTTAAATCTTCATACATTATAGCTAATTTAGGATGTTCATCCTTTAATTTATTCCAATGCATTGTAATTTCTGGAATATGTGAATTAACATCATCCAAATTAATAATCTTATCTACAGTAACAACAACAGGTTTTGGAGGGGGTTTAGCTTCTTCTTTCTTAGGAAGTGTTGGTTTATCTTCTATATTTTTTTTCATAATAATAACTCTAATTGTTTATTCTCAATTGTGTTTAAAATCTTTCTACACTCCATTTCATAGAACTTATAATCAATATTATAATCATCCCAATCTTTTTCAATAAATTTATTGAATATTTCCACTTCAAATCCTTTATTAATAATTTCAGAACTACCTTTAGTATATTGTTTAATAAATATACTTCCAGAATCAGATATATAATATCTTACATTCTTCTGTTGTTTCTCAACAATTTCTTGATTATGTGATAATTTATGTGTTTCTCCATAAGAATCTCTATTAAATTTTTGACGTCCGCAGAAATCGTAAATATTTCTATGTTTTCTTATTGTATCTTCAATAGGAATATTATTAACAAAATACTCTGAAATAGCTATAGGAACAATTTTAAATGAATTATCTTTATGATAATCTTTATTAATTTCAAATGCTCCTTTGTATTTAATTTTTCCTTTAATATCTACAGCAAGGTAGTTATTAACATCTCTAATCACCATTTTAGAATAATTCTGAAATTCAAGTGATAGATTTGTTAATTTTTCCCATTCCATACATATATCCATATACATAGGAATCATTTCCTCAAGTATCTTTACTGTAATACCATCAGTGTTAATCTGTAACATGGTTAAACTAGGTATATTAGCTAATTTCTCAGCTAGCATACAAAGCATTAATTGTCCATTGATAGTAGTGCGTAGAGTGTAAAGAGAATCATATAAGAAACTGAATGTTTCATTAGATTTACCATATACACTATTTAAACTAAGTTTAAAACCATCAGAAAGTGTCATATTTCCTGCCTTTTTAGCTTCAATTCTCTGTTTTAGTATACTTTCATACACTTCACAGAATTTCTCTCCTAAATGGGCTGGAAATAGCTTATTTTGAACAGCTATACTTGGATATAGAGATGCAACGTCACAATCTATTATCATGTAATCATCATCTGCTTCATATATTCCTGATTTAATACAACCATGAATACCTCCTAATCCAAAATCATACATAAATCCTTTATATATGACACTATCTGCTAAAGCTCCTTTAGTAGAAGTAACAGATCTAGATTTAAGTTTAGTGAGAAAGTTATTAAATTCTTTAGATTCAAAATTAATATAATCAAATATACAGTCTTTAAGGTCTATTTTAGGACGATATGTTCTACCTTCCTTAACATCCCATTGACTTTCTCCAATAGCTTCAGAATAGAGCTTTAAAACAAGAGATTCACCTATTTTACTATCAGGATAGTTAATACAAGGTAAATTATATTTAGCTATTAAATCCTTACGTAAGTTAATTTTACTTTCACTTCTCTTATAGAATTCAAATGTAGCTAATACATCATTAAGATTATATTCTAATATACTAGGAATTTCTTTTAATGTAATATCATCTCTTTCATGAGAAATAGGCATATCCATTACATTAGGGAATTGCATAGCAATCTCAAGACTTTTTAAGCTAGTTATTCTAGCCTTATTATCGAAGTGCCACAATTTAAATAAATCTAATTGTGGTATAATAACATCTCTTTGTTTAATAGCTGTATATACTTTCTCATTTTGATTTTGAGCATTAATAATTCTTTGAGCTTCTTTATAAATCTCATAGATTAGAACTTCTGCTGACCAATCTTCATGTAAATACTTTATAATAAAATGAATTATAGTATAATCTAAATTTAGATTGTTAAATCCAATTTGTCCTTTACATTCTTTTAAATGAGCTAATAATTCTAATAATTCATTCTTATCTTTATGTATTACATATTGTTTAACTTCATTTGTATCTATATTTAAAGCTGTGTATGTGAAGCATGATTTTAGTGTTTCAATATCATATACCCATAGATTTCTGTTCAATGTTCTGGATTTACTGTTTGACCATTTTTTAAATTAATTATTAAACCATATTGATCTTTATATCTTACACTACCTGGTCTATATACTGATTGATATGTTGTTGAACAATATGTTCTATATCTTTTATCTAAATTAGCTAGTATTTTTCGTAGAGATGTATCTGGAAAATAATATTTACATAATTTATAAATATCAGTTACTCCTCTATATCTATTTTTACTACACTGAGGTCTTTTCTTTCTCAGATCTGTAAAAGTCTCTTTCCCATTTATAATTTTAGTTATAGCATCATTAAGATTAGTTGGTACATATCCTTTAAATTTAAGAGGTTTTTGTTTGTTAAGTTTTTCTTCTATTAATTCTATTTTCATATTAATACATTTGTTCTCCCTCAATTTCAATAAAATTATCTAATAATGGATATGCTGATTCATCATCTTCATCTTCAAAAGTGTTAAATGTTAAAACACCTATGGTATGAACAAATCTCTTATTAAATATTCCTCTTGTTTTTATTGGGTAATAATTACTTTCTTGAATTTCACATAAAAATCTTTTAGTGCCATATACAATTTGTCTTTCTTTAGGCATTTCATCAAGAATAAATGTTAATCCTTCTGGCTTTTCTTCTATAATTAAAGCTTTACCAAGAGGTTTTGTTTCCTCTTGGTAATCTTCATAAATATCAATTATCTCACCTAGGTTCATTAATTGTTTTTTTAGCGTGTATCTCCACTACCTTGTATCACTCCTCTTGCTTGTCTATCTGCTAGTTTTTGTAAGTTATGATTAGCTATATCATCTAAAGAAATATTTAAATCTCTTGCTAATGCAGCCATATACCATAATACATCTCCTATTTCAGCAGCTATTCCTTCGTTCTTTTCTAGAGTAAATACTCCATCATTATCACGTAGAACTTTCTTTATCTTTCCTAACACTTCTCCTGCTTCATTAGCTAATCCTAGAGCTGGATAAATTATTGTATTACCAGCTCCATAAATTGCTGTAGCAACAGCTTTTTCTTGATATTCTTTAAATTCCATTAATTTTCATCAATTAATTTTGCTATAATCTTAGCTTTTTCAAGTTTTGTTCCTTTCTTAGCTTCCATAGTTTCAAGAATACGCATTGTTTTGAATAATGTTTCATCATATTCTTCAATACCTACTTCTACAATAAAACGCTTTTTAGCTTTTAAAATTTCAATTTCTTTTTCTAAAGAATTTATTTCCTTGGTAATCTCTGTTTCTGTCATAGAACATGCTTGTAAATCTTGTTCTGCATAAGAATTACTTGTTTCATTAACCATATAATATTGTCCAGAATAAGTTCTAATAGTGACAATATCCCCTATCATACTACCATGTCCTGCTTTATTAGCTACTACCTTACATTTACTTTTAATTGCAAATTTTCTTTGTTTCATGTTTATTTTTATTTTTACTTAATGGGACAACTTCCATTATCCATTTTTGTTACTAATTTACACAGATGTTTGAAATAATCTACTGTGTATGTGTTTTTCATTTTATTTATATCTTTATGCACCCATTGTATATTACCTTTAATATATCCTTTAGATGAATCAATTCTATCTATTGATGCATTATGAATATTTTTTAAACCTATTGTTAAATCTATTCCACTTAAAGCACATTTTCTATTCTGTTTTAAGAATAATTTCCAAGCGTATTTTATATCTATATTTATAGCTACTTTTACTCTTGTTCTTTCTCTTCTCATTACTCTTTGTGTCCACCATCCTCCAGATATTTCTCCAAAACCCTTCCAATTTTTAACATTAGAGCCAGAATTATCTTGTTTTAAGCATCCGCAAGATCTAACAACTGATTTACCTTTTCTATTTAAGTGTCTAGTTGAAGCAGTTGTTTCATTACCACAATCACATAGACACTTCCATAGTTTACTACCACCTCTACTAGAGCCTAATAATTCTATCACTAATAATCTACCAAATTTTTGTCCTTCTAAATTTATTTTCTTCATTATTGTATGTTTTAGAATACAAAGATAATGAAAAATTTTTAATATACAAACTATGATAAATAATTAGTTATTGTCCACTAAACCCCACAATGACCTCCTTTCCCTGAGATTTCACAAATATCTGCAAATACCTCTTCAAATTCTTGTCCTTCATAGTCTTTAGCCTCATTATAACTTACTGGAGTAATAGGTTGTCCACCTCTACTACCGTCTGCATAACAAGTAAAGCCTCTTAATCTACTAGCATATTTTGCTAATGTCTTAGCAAATGGTACTACTGTTGAATCATTATTTAATTCGCTTCCCCATGCGGGTAAATTAATAGTGGAAGATATAGACATATCCACATAATCTTGAATATCTGCTTGAAATTTAATCCTTCTTTCATAGTCACTTGCTAAATCTATAGCAGATTCTATTTTATCTGGAGCTATTCCAAATTGATCAATCATAATTTTAGCAGTTCCATCAATTACATATTGATATACCCAATTAGTTCTTCCCTTTAAATAACGCCTCTTATATGCTGTAGCAAATATTGGCTCAATTCCTGTTGAAGTTCCTGCCAAAATTCCTATACTACCTGTAGGAGCTATTGCTCTGTTAGCTACAGGTCTTGACACACCTAATTTATCTGCAAATTTCTTTGAAATATAATTAGATTTGTTCTTATAAACACCCAACCATTCCTTTAATTCAGGAACAACTTCATATTTATAATCTCTTTTTAGTAACCACTCATGAATTCCCATTAATCCTAATCCAAGTCTTCTATTCTTCTCACGAACTGTATAAACCTTTTCATAAGGTAAATCAGCAACTAATGTGCCACAAATTAGAAATTTGGTAGCAAGTTCAGTTACATAATTCATCTCATCAATATTACTTATTACAGCCATGTTAATAGAACCTAGATTACATACATCTGAATCATCTTCGCTTGTAACTTCAGTGCAAGCATTCCTTAGTGTTTCTTTTTCTTTTTCATAAAAATTAAAACTAAATCCTGGTTCACTTGTTTTTAAAGCTTGTTTTACATTATCTAGAAATATACTTGTTACATCACCAGTTTTTTTATAATGTTCTAACCATTCTGTATCATAATTGACACTAATGTTAGTCATATCTAGAGGAGCTGGAAAATTAAAATCTTTTTCCTTTAAATCTCCTAAAGTTAAATCTGTTCCTGCAACTTTAATAGTATACCAATCTTTACAATGTATAAATTCAGATATATCCTGATGCTTCCAGTTTAAGGAGGCATAGATAGCACTTCTTCTACTTCCACCCTGCATTACTTCCCTTCCTATTTCATTGATCATTTTCATCTTTGAAACAGGTCCTGAAGCTAATCCTCCAGTTTTATTAATCACTGAATTCTTAGGTCTGTAAATAGAATAGTCATTTCCTATGCCTCCTCCTGTCATTAAACATGATTCAGATTTCCATGATAAATTAGCCCAATCTTCTCTTGAGTCTTCCTCACTTTTCAATAAATAACAATTATTAAATGCTTTAAATGATCTTCCTGCGTAGTATAAATATCTACCTCCAGGAATAAATTTCATTTCACTAATAATTCTTTTTAATTCTTCTTTTTCACTATTAGAGAGTTTATCTCTACATACGTCATCTACAAGAGTTGAAGCTAACTGCTCCCATGTTTCTGCACCTTCATGTCTATACTTATGATTAAAGATGTCTTCACTAAATTTTGTTCTAAAAATGTTTGTCTTACTCAATTATTTCATACTTCTACTTCTTTTTCAATTTTACCTTTTTGCTCTATTACTTCAATAACTTCTGGAAGTTCTATCTTAAATTCTCTACATAAAATCTTAGCCATATCTTTTTGATTATTATTAATCACAGATGGTAACATTTCATATAAATCTTCTCTTACAGATTTTCCTTCATTAATAAAGTCCACCACTTTTTGACATTGTTCATATACCCAAGCTACATATAATTCAGATGTTAGCCAGTAATTACTTAATGCACGACATTCTACGCCAAAATTCTTAAATCTGAAACTTCCTGCTTTACCATATAATTGTCTTCTTTCTGTATCAGGATCTAACAATATACTTGGTAAAGTAAGAAATAAATCAAATGCTTTTACAATTTGTTCACTAACTTCTTCTGTAGGATTTTCATAACCTAATGCTATATGTCCTCCAGATACACGTAAGTTATCTAATGCTTCAGGAACATCATTTTGTCTACCTAACCATACATTTAAATCTGGATCACAGCCAAATGTATTAGCTTGTTTAGATTTAAGATGATTCTTATTAAATCTTGCACTTGCTTGCACTACTAGTTCTAACTCATCTGGAAGTTGAGCTTTCATATAAGTAAGAGCTTGTCTATGCGCTAATATCCATTCAGATAATGTTACACAAGGAGGAATGTTATATTCTAATGATACACAATCTACTTGCCACATAAATCCTTTAGGAAGTCCTTCCATTTGTAGAGGTTTCTTCTTAGTTCCTTTAATAAAACCTACTGCTGAATGGAATTCTTGATTTATTCTATTCCATAGGAATACTTCTGGGTCTGACCCAAGGGTGAGATTCTTTATTTTACTCATTTATTTCAAATATTAAAAATGTTGATGGATACATATTTTTAGGCTCTTCATTACTTTCTAGATTTCTACTCATTAAATAACTTCCTGCTATTCTTTTATCCTGAAGTGGATATTCTTTACTACCTTCTAGTTTATAAATATTTGTTTGATCACCAATATAATAATATTTACTAAAATCTTTAATTTCTAGAAACTCTTTAACTGCTAATGTAGAATTTTGAAAATATTTTAAACTACTTACTTTAGCTTCAAAATATTCATTTAATGCGTTATTAATAAGTTTTAACACTTTTTCTTTAGCTAAACATTTAGTTTGAATTACAGGTTTTTCATTAGAATTACGTTGACTTACCACTTTAAATTCTTTACAGAATGTATCTGCTACTTCTAAACATTTATCAAATCTATTTTGTTCATAATACTTTCTAATGGTATTAGT